AGACCTGGTTCCAGCGCTATTATTATTTAAAGAACCCGGATGCTGTTCAACTGCTTCAGATTTCGAAAGTTGAAAACTTGGCATTCTCATTGGATACTTCGAAATCTGTTTTTTTTTTCAACGTCGAAAGATCTGGATTGGAGTTTATTTCCTACACACTTTTGGAGCGATTGAAAGATAAACTTGTTTACTCTGGAAAGTACCAGTCTGAAATGAAGATGTGGTACAAGAATGTGCATGTTGTTGTGTTTACAAATGAATATCCTGATATGAACAAATTGACGCCCGATAGGTATAACATAGTTCAATTAAGTTAGGTTTGTCAGCTAAGTTCCTTATTAGGGTCTTAGGGTTTTTTTATCTTAGTCTGCGCATGGTAGTGACGCCAGCTGGAGAAAGTCTTCGTAGTCCATATCTCGTGTAACGTCGTACATATCGCCGAAAGCGTGGACGGTAACGGTAGCGCGTGTATCTCCTGTAGTACGGCATTATCCTAGGAAGTACAGAGTTCGCCGAAATTGAAGTGAGTAAGTCCCTGCCGTTTGCACTGCTCCGTCTGGAAATCCTGCATATACGAGTCGTAAATGCGGTTGGATGTCATTGGTTCCGTCTGTTTGGTCATTCCATGTGAACTTCATTCCGCGGAAGTTAATGTAATAGTCGAAGTCTTTGCTTATCCATCCTATGCCGCTTGTTGTGTTTCCTCCGATTTTGAATTTTCTGCTCCAAAGAATCTTGCATTGGTTTCCGGTGGGACGGTACAACATATCCACTGCTGTATCCGTTGCCCCCCATGATGCACTCCCTGGGTATGCTTCCCAGAAATTGACATTATCAAATTCGGACGCTGTTCGCTTCTGTATGATCATGATTCTTACGTACAGGGCTCCGTTCGCATTTGTTGTGGTTGAGTCTCCTGTATAAGTGGGCTTATTGCATATGACCCCCGAAATTCTCATTCCCGTCAACGTGACTTGGTTTCCATCTCTTGACTCGAAGGTGTCTCCAACATCTATAGTCTTGCATATGTGGTCGCTGCTTGTGCCCGTCCAGTTGAACAGCTGTCCGTATGTCGCAGAATTCTGTGTCTTCGTTAAGGCCTTATACTTTTTAAGGGCCTGGTATACGGCCTTTGCTCGGCCTTTTTCTTTGTGTGTCGAGCTACCACGTACGCGCTTCGACATTGTTCTTACCTGTTAACCAGTGTTCCTGGATGTTCCTGTTGTACGTTCGATGAACGTTTTCGATGTTCCTTGAAATTATGTAACTCGTACGGCGGAGGGTATATATTACCCCTCCGCCACTTCAGCCCAGCACTCATAATTTATCGTGCCATCATGCAGCGTGCTCGTTGGGTGTTTACGCACAATAATTACACGGATGCCGATGAGGCAGTCTGGCAAGCGTTCGAAACCACGTACCTCGTCTACGGACGAGAACAGGGAGCAAGCGGCACTCCACATTTACAAGGATTCGTTGTCTTCACAAGAAGCCGTCGACATTCTTGGGTCGTTGGCAAGTTTCGAGACGCAGGACGACCTTTACCCTATCTCGCTCCCGCAAACGGAACTAACGCCCAGGCTAGTCAATATTGCAAAAAAGATGGCAACTTCTACGAGCGAGGAGATGTCCCGCCTGAGCAAGGTACAAGAGTTGATCTCTCCGCCGCTATACAATCTCTTATCGACCTACAGCGGACCGAAGGGAGGCCTCTCAGTGATATTGAGATTGCTCGAGCAGAACCCGCCTTCTATACCCGCTACCCTCGATTGGTTGCTACAGTTCGAGCTGCCTTCGAACCTGTCGGATTGGTTGAACCAGAACTCCGTGGATGGCAAGCTCTTCTCGAGCTAGACCTCGAAGAAGAACCCGATGATCGTTCTATTATGTTCGTCGTTGATCCTGATGGCAATAGCGGTAAGACCTGGTTCCAGCGCTATTATTATTTAAAGAACCCGGATGCTGTTCAACTGCTTCAGATTTCGAAAGTTGAAAACTTGGCATTCTCATTGGATACTTCGAAATCTGTTTTTTTTTTCAA